TAATAAATTAAGCTAATACTTCTTTGAAGGTATCACATCTCCATGATACATCCATCGCAGCAGCTTCTGGAGATTCATAACTTAAGTCGTTAGTGAATGGAAGTCCAGAAGAAATCCAGCAATCTTCAAGAGTAACAGTTCTGAAAATATCTCCAGCTCTGTTAAATTGAACGATTACAATTGTTCCAGTATAATCTTTCTTTAAGCCCATTTCTCCAGTTTGTGGATTATAAGCTAAGTTATACCATTGTCTCATTGTTTTATATAAATAAGCTTGGTTTGCGTCATTTAAGTTTAAAGAGAAATTGATAGACACTGTAAGTGAAGTATCATCTGGCATACCAGCATAAGATCTCTTTGAGAACTTGTATTTTTGTTCGACGGTACCTGCTTCTTTGTATAATTCTAACCCGCCAATTGTGTTAACGTGTTGAAGTAGTAAGGGTGCATCAGCTACACCAGCTGGAGGTAAAATAGTTACCTCGAATAAGTTTCCTTGTACTGGTTCAAACTGTCTACCCGCCTTGCTTGTTTGATCTTGTGAATAATGTGGTAAAGCCATAAGTCTTTAATGTTTTATTTTTATTATATATCTTTTTAACTAAAGTTTCCGGTTGAAATTTCACCAGTATTTAGAATTGTTGTTCTATGTACAACTATTTCTAAACCTTTAACTGGCTCAACAAATGTATCTATGATACCTATGTTGTTATCAATTACTTCACCTGTGTTATTTGATTGGTCCATTACGTTTTTAAAGTCATAAACACCACCATCTTGTCTAATAGATTCCATTAATGAATCTGCTAGAGTTTTTATTTCTAAACGAGTTTGTGCATTATTAAATTCAAATACGTAATCTTTAAGAATATCTGCCATTGCATCTTGAATGTAAATTAACACTTCTCTAACGTGAGCTGAAGATAGCGATGATTTAATAGACTGCTGTGCAGTTTTATTTCCTAAGATAGTTAAACCAACTCCTCTTTGGAATACGATTGGGTTATATCCGAATGGCTCTAGAATGTCTCTGTCTGCTTTGTCAAAAGAGTATTCAGCTCCTGCAACATTAGTTCCAGCAACAACACCTCTTCTTGGACCAGCAACGATTGACCATGGTAAAGCGTCTGTGTATTTGTCTATGTAATTATTAGATACATACGCAGCTGGTGGAACCATTACGTCTTTTCCATTTTCTCTTACAATAAGACCAGGTCCGTAGTAGAATGCATAATTTGCACCATCTGCGATACTTGGTAATGTGTATAGTGATGTTGGGTTTTTATCTAAATTACCTCCATCTGGAATAAATGAAGTTTGGAATGATCCATCAAAAGAAGAAGTAAATGAAGGGTCAGTCGAAGCTTTAAAGTCCTTTATCATTGGAGCGTTTAAGATAGCTGACGCATTTTGTCTTTCTTTTGCTAATTGAGATAATTGTATTTTGTTTCTTAGTTGTCCATCAAAAGAAGCGAATGTATCAACAATGTATCTGAAGTCGATTGCATCTTTATCTACTAAACCTGTAGCTAAACCTGTTCCTACTTTTATTGCTTCTAAACATGAATTGATAGTTTCTCCTTCAATCACGGCGCCATTTAATACAAATGGAGCGTATGAAACCGCTGCATCTTCTAAAGATTCTACATAGAATCCATTAAATACTACTGGAGCAGCTTCAGTTAATTTAACAGTATAAACCGTGTTTGCACCTGAAGTAGATCTAATTACTTGAGAAATTAAAACTAATCTGTCTCCACTTCTAAAGTAGTTTCCTTTTTTGAATTCAGGTGAAAAGCTACCAGCTCCACTATATGTAAAGACTGCATCTGTTCCATTTGCAGAATATACAACATCTGTCATATCTACTGCGTGAGATCTGTTTTGAATATCATATGATAATACCACTTGATCTTGTGCACCTTCATTGAATGTGTGTCCAACTAAATCAATTGGAGTTTCAGCTGATTCATCAGTTACTGAAATTTCATCGATTGCACAGAATAAACCTGTTCTTCTAGCTTCAGCGTTAATCATTGTTTCAACATACATGTTTCTTCCTTCTAAGTCTTTAAAACCTGGAAGCATAGAACCAGTATAAGAACCTATCATTTCAACTTGTCTTAAGTTTGCAAATTGTTCTAATAAATCTTTTCTTAAACCTTTACTATCAAAGTAATATCCGTAAACTGGGTCCGTATCCATTGCAGCTGCATCAAAAGAACCTTTGAATACAAATACATCTATCATGTAATCTGACATTAAATCTTTGTCATTTAAATATGCTGGAACATTTCCTTCACCATACCATTCTCTTGCAGTAATATCAAATCCTGCAGTATCTTGAGCTTTTCTTGAAAAAACTGTGATAGGTGTTTGTTTGATGTTTACAAAGTTTAATACCTGATTAGGATCAGTATAATCTGGACCTGCATTTAAAGTTTGTAATACCTTTTCATCAGAAGGAATCATAAATTTGTCAGTGTCAAAGAAACTAGCATAAGGATAGTCTCCAGTTTGATGACCTAATTCAGGATATGTTGCAACAGTAAAGTCTGCAGTTACATCAGCTTCTGAGTATGTGTCTGGTAATACTTCAGCGATAGTCGATGCCATATCATAAATATTAAAGCTAGTTGAAGTATCTTCATGATTTGAATTAATAATAGCTGCTGCTGTAATCACAGTATCGGTACCGTCAAATTGAGCACTTGCTGCGATATGAGGTTCGCTACCTGCATCTGAAAGTAAATAGAAAGTACCTTGTAGGCTAGATGTTAAATCTACACCTGCTAATGTTAAAGTTAAACCGTCTACTGAAAGTGTAGCTGGTGCCGCATCTGAAATAGAAGTTGCTAATGGAGCCTGTTCAGGTGATCCAGTACCAGGAATAGCATCTCCTGCTACCCATGTATTTCCAGCTGGTCTTTCCATCACTGCTTCAGTAGAGTAAGATCCGTTCGTTGAAACTTGTATAGCTGAAGCTACATCATTTGAATCAAAACCTGCAAGGTTAAGAGCTAAGATAGGACCTCTTGAAAGAGCAGCCTGTGCTGATCTATGAAAGAACATTCCTTTTTTCTCTAACGACTTGTCAATGTTTCCATACACTTGAATGAAAGCTTCAACGTTTTCGATTAATACTGGTGTATTATAAGGTCCTTTTCTTGAGTGACCAACAACCAGTCTAAGAGTAGATACGTCAATGTTAGCTGTTTGAGATTTATCAAATTCTAATCTGTAAACGCCTGAACTCTTGAATTGTAATAATTGAGGACTTAGTGCCATAGTTATTTAATTTTATTTTTTTATTTAATCTATATATCCGTGTAATTTTGGATTTTACTCTATATCAGGTCATAAATATCATATTGCATATCTCCTGCTGAATCATTTTGCTGATATAGTATTTTTTCCATTAATTCGTACTTTTCTTTGTCTATAAAATCTAAAAGTTCTTCGATGTAGTCTGCATAGTCTGTAGTTCCAAAAAATTCCGTAGCAGTAATTCCGGTCATAATTATATCGTCATTTCCCATCTGTGCACCATAACTGCCATTTCTAAGACTACCGAATAAACTAGCTTCATTTACTGTCTCTGTGTCATTAATTTTTATTCTATTATTTTCAATTAATTTTTTAAAGTTTTGACAAAATACAGATTTATTATCGGCTTTTAATTTTATACCTGGTTTTAATGCTCTTGAATCGTGTCTATGTTTAAATCTTAAAACCATCTCGTCTTCAAATTCATTTCTAGAAGGGTAAACTGTTTGTAGATATTTTAATAGAATAGAACCGTACGTATTAAATTCTATAATCATCTTAATATTCTCAGGATTAAATATTTCAACACCTAGCGTATATAATACTTTTGCAAAATCTTCAATTACGTGTTCGTTAGACCTAAACACTGCAACTTGATTTAATCTAAAAAAATCATACATTGCACCGGGTGTCACAGAATCAATTATATCTTTATCTTCCATTGGTTCTACTTCAAAAATATTAATTACCGAGTAATCACCTCCGTTGCCTTCTGCAATGTCTACTGAAAACAAAAAGAATCGCTGAGAGTCCCTTGCTTCTTCAGGATCAAAATCTTTATGAAATCCTAGGAATCCTTTAGTGTCTATTTGTATATTTTCAAAATCTTCTAAATCGTGCCATACAAATTCATGTGAATTCTTTCTCATGGTTTTCATAACCATTGGGCTTAATAATAGATTAGAAGAACTTACGAATTCATTTCCATATTGTCTATTGAACGCTTCTTCAGAACCTAAATTTCCAAGTTCTCTTTTATACCACTCATCATTTCTGTCAGGGTGTTGCCACCAATCGATCCTCGTAGCTTTATATTCATTATCTCCTCTTTCGGCAGCTGCGTATATTTCATAGAACTTATTAAAACCATTTGGAGTTGAAGTGATGTTAATTCTCGATACCTTTGAAGCTGAGAGCGTTGGATATACGTTTTCATAGAATGAATTTACTATTGTTGGATGGACGTGAGCAAACTCATCAAGATATAAATTATGAATTGTAAATCCAATACCTGATTTTGCAGTAGTTGACTGTCCAACTAATCTACACCCATTATCTGAACGCACGTTCATTACGTCATATTTAATAATTCCAGGCTTCATAAAGAAAGGAAGGTTTTCAATAACTACCTTTGCTTTATCTATAATTTCTTTCGTTGAGTCAGATTTATTAGCTAATAATAAAGTTGTCTTATCGTAATTAAAGGTCAAATACCATGCGTTAAAAATAGAAGCAGTTACGGTTTTACCCATTTGTCTAGAAGCAAGAACAATATTAAATCTTTCGTTTTGAAAATCGTGTAATAATTCTTTCTGATATTCCCTAAGCTTTACTTGTTGAATACCCTCATCCGTCATTACTACTGCGTATTTTTCTGCAAAATAAACGATGTCATTTGCGCATTTAGCTAACTCTGTAATTTCTTCTTCAGTGTATTCAAATACAATATTACCTTTACGTAAGAACTGCTTACCTTCATAAAATGGCATAGAAACCTGTGGACGATATCCTTTATCTAGTGCTACTAAAAGGTCATTAACATTCTTAGTTGACCATACTAGCTTTTGACCAGGATCGCTTTTGTCTCCTTTCGGAATCCACATATTATCTCCTACGTAATCGCTCATTATTATTCTTCGTTAGGTTCTACATCTTCGATATCTTCGACCTCAGAATCATTAATACCAGATCGAATCATTCTCATAAGGTCTTTAGTTCCTCTCTGAACCGCAGAATCACCAGTGGAACCTCCTGATTCTTCTATTTCTCTAACATCATCTCTCTTTTTGTAAATTTCTATATCTCTAGAAATTCTTTTAGCACTTTCCTCAGTTGCCATTAAATACATTGTTTGAGATTTAATAATATCTAACATTGACTTTTGTAGAGTTGCAAGAACTTCAAACATTCTTGGTGCTAGTTCTCCATCTTCTATAGTTTCTAATAGAGTTGTAAGGGCTCTTTCACCGGCCTGTAATTGATAAACGAGAGATGACATTGTCATTTCATCCATCTTTTTCTTAGCTGCAATATATTCGTCCTTTTCAATAATATCTTCTGCAAGATAAAATTTCATAAGGGCGGTTATTGTTTTTTTAGCTGTTTTAGAAGATCTATTTTTTAATTCTCCAAAAGAAGGTAGAACTTCTTTAGGTTGAATAGGAAGAAACCCAGGATCTGTGTCCGTGGTTTCAGTTATATCTACACTTTCGCCAATAAGTTCATCAAGCTCTTTTCTAATATCTTCAGCCTGGTCTTTTATTGATTTCTTTTCTTCTGACATAAGTTTTAGTTTTATAGGATATTTATCCTAATTACTTGGTGTGCTTAAATTTCTGAAAACCTATACTCGGTATTGCATTGTCTATCACCCTTGACAATTGATTATCTCTAACTATGTATTGATTTAATATATTAGATCTTTGTTCCTCTTCTATCATTTGATCGAATATTCTAATATTTGTCATATACATTCCATTTCCTCTTAATTGGAATTTACTATTTGAATTCCATACTTCATTCAATGGTTTTACTTCATTAAATTCTTCTAATAATTTACCAGAAGAAGATTGTGGAAGGCCTGCATCATTAATAGTATATATGCTAAGACTTATTGATGAAAATTCATTACTAATATTTAAAACAAAACCATACCATTTTTGAGATAGATTAAGGCCATGATTAAATGTAGTAGTATTTCCATTTACCATAATTTTGAATTCCGTATCGTTGATGTATGTTTTAAATCCGGTTAGTGCGGTAGAATCTCCTATAACAAAATGATCTCCTGTTCCACTAGAAAATCTAGGATTAAACCATGCAGAAAATGCAATGTTTTTACCTAATTGAAGGCTAGAGTTTTCTTCATATTCAATTGCTATTTCATTTTCTACAATTTTACTTAAATCATAATAATTCTTACTAACGACGGTCCATCTATTTTTAAGATCAAAATCTATAATATCTAGTGATTTATTATAGAATTTTCTAATTCCATCCTTATATGCTGAAAGTACGGTTTGAAATTGCTGAGGGTTAGTGTCCTTTTCTTGCTCCTCTCTTTGTCTTTCTCCGAAAATCTCTTCTACGCCCGTTGTTAATACGTCAGTGGCTGCATCAAATTCATTTTTAGATACTGAAGTTCTTTCTTGATACTTCTTAAGCATTACTCTCCAATAAGAATTAGTTTTATTAAATTCATCGGCCAATGCTATAGTATGAACTTCGTACATTCTATTAATAATAGGAATATACATATAGTCTTTAGATCTAGGATATCTGCTTTTTATAAGATTTCCGTTAGAATCTCTTTCTCCAAATGCTCTATCGAATTCTTCTTGTGTAATGTGAATTTCAAAATCTGCGAAATCCATTCCAAATATATCAAAGGTAATGCTTTCTTCCGGAAATTCATTTCCAGGAACTAAAATCTTAATAGTTTGATTATCCACTACATTATGTAAACTATATTCCATTAGAGTAACATCTTCTGTCCTCATATCTGGTTCAGTTCTAAAATAATTAACTTCGTGTCCAAATATGTTATTTACTAATCCTGAAATCTGTTTAACAAACTTAGTTGACTTACTTAGATTATATGGATTGAATAAATTGTCGTTACATTCTTCTACAATAATATTGGCACATCCGTCCATTGAGAATGGATCTAAACATTCTACACAAAAATTAGGACACGCTTCTACAATTCCTTCAGTTGTTTCGGTTGTATATGTTATAGATATAAGAGAAAGCGAGTTTCCTCCCGAAAGAGCAGAAACCTCAGCCTTTAAATCTAAATAAAGAGGAAGACTTCCATCAAAATCTAAACTAAACAAATCTCCAATATTTGAAGTTTTATTTAATTCTGTAAATTCAGAAAAAGAACCTCCCGTCTGTGACCATCTAAATTCATAGTCAAATTTATTGCTTTGATCTGGAACTAAAAAATAATCTATTCCCGAAGGCTGTGTAGAAAAATTAGGAGATGTTGTTAATTTCAAAGTGTATGCATCCGGTACACTCTCAACTTGAAATATTTTGTTACCTAATACAATTTCATCTGCGTTAGAAAGATAAGTAAAATCTGTACCTATCCCTTGTATCGTGGGAGAGCCAGCAATAACAATTACCTTTCCCTTTGTCTGTGGTGTTGTTAAACCTGCTATAATTTCCCAGTCAGTAATCTTAATTACATTCTGAAAAGGATCCTGTAATGACGCTATTAGCTGATCTCCGTATTCGTTTGCAGTATATCCTGTTACCATTTAATTTCTAGTATCTTTTGACTATATATTCGTTAAAGAAAGCTAGTAATCAGTGATTAATAATATCTTAGGATTATCATCCTGGATTTTTGATTCTATACAATCCATGAGATCAAGCGCTGTATCGAATTCTTTTCCATCCGATCCTTCCCTAGATCTTACAAAAGAATCTAATGCATTAAATATATGAGAAGCATAATGTCTAGCATACGGCACGTTCTTCTTCATTAGGCCTAATGAAATTAAAGTATTGTTTATTTCATCAAGATCTTCCTTTTGTTGAAAGATATCGTATAATTTAAAAGTGCCTGCTAAAACTTTAAAATTAAATCTAAGGGTTTTGACACCGTCTATTTCGGATAGTCTACTGTAGGATTTATTTTTATTGATTGTTATTTTAACGTATTCTAGATTTAAAAAATCGTTTATTATTTTATGTAAAAAATAAACAGTAGTAGCTTCCTTATGAAATTGTTCAAAGCCCGTTGCGTTTATTCTATTAATATCGTTTTGGAAATTTTTCTTTAGAAATAAATCTAGCTGATCTTTGCTAATTAAAAGAGATCCGTCATTAACAACCCTATAATCTAATTGATTTTTTATCAGTGTGATAATTTTATTATCAATGTAATTATATTTGAATAGAGTGGTGTCGATGACTGTTACCACTTCATTAAAGTCGTAATAGCTAATCATATTAATATACCTGCATTGTATTTTCTAATTTCAATAAACTTTCGTTTAATTCAATAGGATTAAATTTCTTAAGATCATTGAATTCTCTCATTCCAATCTCATGTCTTTGTAAAAAGAATTTGATTGTTTCTTCTTTAGGTATATATTCTTTTTTTGATTTTTTAGGCTTTGGTGCTGCCTTCTTAGTTTTAGTGTATATCCATCCTGGAACTGATCTAAATCTTGAAGATACCATGTGCCAGCTATCGATAACAGCATTACCATTAATTCCATTTACATTAAATAAATGTGCGTTTGATGGATATTTAATAGCAAAAAATCTGTTAATCATGAAGTGATGTCTCTTCTTATTAAAGTTCTTTACATTCTTGTATTGATTAGGTTTTGTAAACATAATCTTTACAAAATCAAATAATTTTGTTTCGTCTAGCATATAAATTATACCTTAAACTTAAAGTAAGTTTTTAAAAAAGTTCGTTTAATTTCTTAGTAGAAGGTCTTTCTTTACTACTATCGTCTTTCAACGTTGCGAATGCATCATATTTTTTTGGAGCTCCTTGTGATTTTTTCGCCATCCAATCTGTTCCTTCTAGAATTTTTTCCATTTGTGTAATGTTAGTAAATTCTGGTAGAATATTTCTATCTGCTTCTATATTCTTATAAATATCCTTTTGAATTGCAAGAGGAATAGTATGATAGTGTAATAGAACTAGATCTAGGTTTTGATTAAATCTGATTCTAATTTCTTTAGGATCAGACTTACCAACAACCCTATAAATGATATCTACAAGTTTGTTTACTTGTCCTCTATTGAAAAAATGTTCTATTGTAAATTCGCCTTCTTCTTTTTTATATTGATCTAGTATTTTTACACAGTGTTTTTCGGTAAGAGAATAATTTCTAATTTTACCATTAGAAGCTGCTTTAGTCCATGTAATAACAGATGGAATATTATCAGACTTATCACCTTGTAATATTTTACCGAATACAAAGTCGTCGCAATTTATTTCTTGAACTTCTACCCTATTCTTATCCATCCATGCCTGAAAGTCTTCTTTTAATTTATCGTATGCAGATTCTTTGGATGAAATATTAAAAAGTAGTTCATCATTTGTCATAGATGCTGTTTTTCTAGATGCCATTACATCTTCAAAGCCTTCAAAGGCAATAAGCTTTTTCTTAGAATTATAATACCATAGAGTATATGCATCTGTTGCTTGGTTATAATTTACAAGCTGAATAAG